TGGTGTGGGAACTAAAATTAATATCTGTAGGATTGCTGGTGATTACTCCACTATTGGTCAAGATCTCGTTGCTATGTGCGTCAATGATGTTATATGTTCTGGTGCTAAACCATTATATTTTCTAGATTATGTCTCTACCAAAACACTAGATGCTAACGTCAGTGACATTGTGTATGGTATCAATGTTGGATGTACAATGGCAGGAATGGAATTGTTAGGTGGAGAAACAGCAGAGCATTTCAGGGCACATGATTATGACCTTGCTGGTTTCTGTACTGGTATTGTAGAGAAGAATGACGTTGTTGACGGTAGTAACATCAGACCTGGTGATGTAGTCATTGGTATCGAGAGCAGTGGACTTCATAGCAATGGATACACACTCATCAATGATATGTTATGGAGAAATTACATTTTCTATAAGGAGATGCCAGAGTTGCTGAGACCTACCACCATCTATGCTCGTCTTATTCAATACCTGTTGGATGAAGTTCCTATCCTAGGCATGGCACACATCACAGGTGGAGGACTGCCTGAGAACCTCCCACGATGCCTTCCAATGGGTCTTACAGTTGACGTTGACTATTCTGCTTGGGAGAGACCAGAACTCTTTAATAAGATTCAGGAAGCAGGAGACATTGCCGAGAGTGAGATGCGTAATGTATTCAATCTTGGTATTGGATTCTGTTTAGTTGTGCCACAAGAGGTAGTAGAACATACTCAAACTTTGATTGCTGACACTCCATTTGGTATGAGATCCTGGGTTATTGGAAAGGTTGAATAATCAAAATAAATAGAGGAGTTAAGACTCCTCTTTTTTAATGGCGTATTATTATCCTGAAGGATATTTTGGACCTATTTGTGATTCTCCAGCAACTGCTGAGGAAATTGCATTTAGAAATAGGTTGACGCCTGTTGAACAAGAAGTTATTGATGAGAGAGTTTTCGTTTATCCTCAAGATGGGGACATTGGAATACCTTGGTGGGAGGAATTAGAAAAGACATTAGGTTTTATTCCTACAGCATTAAAATCTATTAAGTGTAAGCAAGCACCAGATGGTAGTTTTTATGATTGCATTTATCAGTATATAACCGACGAGTTTATTCTAGAGCAACCTCAAACCCCTAATGAACTTATTGGACTTAGGGACAACTTTATATTTCCTGACTTTACCCCAAACTCTTGCTCTCCATTTGATCCAGATATTAATATTCTACCTAAAAAAGTATTTCTTGCTGATGGAACTTCTGTTCTAAGATACAAGAGAGAAAAATCTTCACCAGTTACCTTTGATGTTTCTGCTGGGTCTAGATATGTTGTTCTATCAGCAGGACTGACTGTTGAATGGGATAGTACAGGAACAGCATTGGTAGCTACTGGTAGTGGTAGTTCTAATGTAGTGCTCAGATTAAAGTGGGATGATAACCCAAGTGATTCAGGAACTGCTGTAGATACTATTACAATTGTTGATTCTGATAATAATAGTGTTACCTGGACTCAATCTGGGGAAAAGGGACAAGAAGATAAAGTAGTTGCATTAACAGCAGGGACTTATAACCTAGCATATACTGGTTTGAACTCTGCAAATAATCCAATTAATGTTGATGGAGATACCCTAAAGTTAAAGGACGGTGACGATGATGATACAAATGCATCGTTCAAGATTCAGGACAACTCTAATCAAGAGTTTGGATATGAGGAAAATCAGTGGAATGAAGACGGAAGAAACTATGGTGTTTGGGTAAACCCTGCAGTATGTACACTACCTGCAATTGAACAAGAAGTAACATATACAATTGATATTGAAGAGACTGGTGTCTATGGATTTAGTTTTGGCGCTGACAATAGAGGAACTCTTATACTAAATGATTCTGATATTTTATTCAATGATGTTGGAGCAGGAATTTTTGATACGTGGGCAACTGCTGCACAAAGTACACCTCATACAACGACTAGAACTTTGCAGAGGGGAACAATCTTATTGACAGTTTCCTGTCTTAATGTACCAAACCAAGTTGATGCTGATGGTAAACCAACTGGTGCATCTTATAGGTGGTCCGATAATCCTGGAGGATGGTTCATCAAGATCTGTAAAGGTGGTGCATGTGTATCAAGTAATAGTATTGCTGATTGGTTTCCCTCAGGACCAACACCTGCTTGGTCTAATTTTATGAATAAGTATGCAGTATTCCCCTCAGTTTCAGACACATTGGTTGGTGTACCTCAAACTGCAGTCTGGAATATTAGTGTTCCAGATACAGATGACTATGTGTTAGAATATTCTGCCGATAATACTGCTACTCTTAGCTTAGATGGGAGTACCATAGGGACTCACGCTGGTTTTAATAGTAGTACAACTACTACATTGACTGGGTTAACTGTTGGTGCTCATACTATCCAAGCAACAGTTACCAATGCTGCACAACCTGCAAACGTTACTAATAATTGGGCGAAAAATCCTGCTGGTGTTGCATGGACTATTACTAGACCTGCATCATCAACTCAGGGAGTAGTTACGACTACATCTGATGTCCCTAATGATATTGATGCAGAGTTTAATAGTGATGGTGATATCGTAGTTACAGGAGTTGGTAGTGGACAAATACAATTAATTTTTGAGTGGGATGATGATCCAAACAGATATGGCACTGCATTAGGACAGATAAGGATTGCTGGTAAAACCTTTACTCAAACTGCAGGTAAGGATGAGGGTTCAGATTCCTATAAGTTTACGGCAACGGCAGGTCAGACTTACTCAATAAACATCTCTGATAATCCAAACGGATTTAGACGGAGAAATAATAATAGTCAGTTATGTTTTATGGACAGGGATGATGATGACTGCAATGCTAAACTAATAATATCATCAGTCAAATCTAATGGAGCAGTATCCTCAACAACAAGTGAGAATGTTACTACCGTAGTTGATGAAAGTGTTATTGCTTCTTCTCTCGATTTATCTACTGCACTTGACAGTTCAAATATAGTATGGCATACTAGGATGGCGTCTGGATACGAATACTATCAAATCTAATGGACTTACCCAAAATTAAAAATGAAGATCTCCCTGACAAACTTAAAGAAATGTTAGGAGATTCTGACGCAGAGTTTGATTCTCTGATGAACCCATCAGATGTTCTCAATCTTGGGTACACCCTCGATGAGCTCAATGTTCAGCGCGAAGAAACTGCTCGTAAGTTAATCGAAGCACGCAAAAAACTACAGGAACTTCGTGGACTTGAGAGAAAAAATAAAAAAGATAATATTTAATCTGTATAAATACTCATTCAACACGCTTGCCAAACCAGGTAGGATGTGTTATACTTAATCCAACGAGAGACAGTCGATCTCTCTTTCATCCGTGGGTTCAACTCCACGAGTAACATACTTAAAGGTAATTTTTCAAATGATCAAAACTGTATTTGCAGCAACCGCTGCTCTGTTCGCTTCTGCTGGTGCTGCTTTCGCAGGACCCTATGTCAACGTCGAGACCAATGCTGGTTGGACTGGATCCGAGTACAATGGTGCTGGAACAGACCTGCACGTAGGGTACGAAGGTGCTCTTGGTGAGTCTGCTTCCTACTACGTGCAGGGTGGCGCTACTGTGCTGACTCCTGACGGCGGTGAGAGCGACACCGTTCCTTCTGGTAAGGCAGGTGTTGGTGTGTCCTTGAGCGATGCTCTGGGTGCATATGGTGAAGTGTCCTTCGTAGGTTCAGGCGACGAAGATCTTGACCGCGGCTACGGTGCTAAACTGGGTGTGAAGTATTCCTTCTGATTCCATAAATAATGTGGAGACCTTTCGTGCGGTCTCTACAAAAGTCGGAACACCCATGGGACTCTTAGGAGTCCCTTTTTTATTCTAGAGGTATTATGAATTTTCAAGTTTATACGAGAACTGGTTGCCCATACTGCACAAAAGTAAAGCAAGTTCTTGAAGGTAAGGGGTATTCATACACTGAAAGGCAATTGAATAGAGATTTTACTCGTGAAGATTTCTATAAGCAGTTCGGTGTTGGTAGTACTTTTCCACAAGTAGTTAAAGATACTATTAATCTTGGGGGATGTACAGAGACGGTGCGTTATATGAGAGAAAACAATATGCTATAGTGTCTAAATATTTTTGAAGTTAATACATGGGAGGAGTTGGTTCCATATTATTACACAAGACTTAAAAGGGGGAAGGAACCATGTTAGTTGCGCTAGTAGTATTAGTAATCCTCGGAGCATTTATCTTAGGAATCACAGTTTCTTGGTTAGCAAAGGGGTATGTAGAGGACTTCATCGAGAATGCAGCATACGCAAAATCCGTAACACATCCAGAAATGTTTGATAAGGATGGTAATATGTTGCATGATGACCTCATCTATGTTAGACCAGACATTCAGTATTGGTCAGACATAGAAAATGATGAAGATGATGAATGAATTCAGGAGTTAATTATGCCTACACGATCGATTGATAATAGCAACTCTAGGTTGCTTCTTAGTGAGGTCTTGCGAAAGGTCTCTAATGCAAAAACAAAAAGTGAAAAGGTGAGTCTCCTTCGCAAACATAACAGTGTTGCACTTCGTCAATTGTTGATCATCAACTTTGACGATAGTCTTACTTGTTTGTTGCCTGAAGGAGACGTTCCATACACGCCAAATGATGCACCAGTTGGTACAGATCATTCTCGCTTAGAGCAAGAGTATCGTGGTCTGTATCGTTTCTTTAAAGGAGGTGCAGACAATCTGACTTCGATGAAGAGAGAAACAATGTTCGTTCAATTGTTAGAAGGTCTTTCTGAGGAAGAAGCAGAGTTGCTTGTTCTCGCAAAGGATGGTCGTATGAACGACAAATACAAACGCATCACCAAATCAGTAATTCAGGAAGCGTTTCCTAACATTACATGGGGCGAGAGAGGTTGAACTTTATTCATAAGGAATGCGACCCAACCCTTGCACAGGATCGGTCACTTCCATATACTTCATTTATAATTGAGTATAGTCAGGACGGTATCACTAAATTTGATATCGTTGCTTCTAGTAAACAGTCAGAAATTTTTGATTATTATTGGGACTTGTATAAAAAAGACCTAATTAATATGTCAGCAACCGAAGGTAGAGTTAATCCTAGAACATGGCAAGATCCAAATCAGAAGAAAAAGAAAAGCAAATGACGATCTACTTTGATAAACGTGCATTTGAACAGAAAGAAGAAGAGAACGAAGAGGAACTAGAAATCCTAAAGAAAAGAGAAGAGGGAGCAGCAGCTATCGTTGCAACATTTCTTTTCTTTACCAAACCATTAGTTTTTATGCTACTATGGAACTGGTTGATGCCAGGTATCTTTGGACTTGCCACTATCGGTTATCTAAAGTCGTTTGGTTTGTACTTGATCGCCCGTATTATTATCGATAAGAATGACTAAAGTATGTTTGATCTCTGTTACTCCTGAGGCAGAGAAAACAATTGGATACATTGCTCGTGTAAGTAATCCAGCAAATCAGGAGAACCCTAAAATTTCTGGACTTCTAAAGTATTGTATCAAGCATGGACATTGGTCTGTATTTGAGCAGGCAACAATGACTCTAGAGATTCACACCACTAGGGCAATCGCAGCTCAGGTGTTGCGTCATAGGTCATTTACATTCCAAGAGTTTTCACAACGCTATGCTGATTCTTCCCTACTCTCGGAGGAGATCCCTCTACCTGAACTACGCAGACAGGACACCAAGAATCGTCAGAATTCTATTAATGATGTTGACCCGTTTACCAAACAGAAGTATGAAATCTTGATGCAGCATCACTTCAAGGAGTCGATGAATTTGTATCAAGATATGCTGGACTCT